GTGCGATTGCCCTTATCGACGTGCCGACCGACACGGTTGATGTCTATTCCAAGGTCGCGGAATGGAAGAACAACAATAACGTCGTCGATGAGGCGCAGGTGACGTGTTGGCCGATGCTTGCTCTTTCAGGTACGGCGTATCACATGAGCACGCAGCTCATGGGGCTTATCGGCAAGGTGGACGGAGACAACGACGGCACACCGTATGTCAGCCCGTCGAACAATAACTTCCAGATGACTTCCACGGTCCTAGCGAACGGCAAGGAAGTCTGGCTCGGTCCTGAGACCGGTGCTTATCTGAACAGCCAGGGCGTCGTGACGGCGCTCAACTTCATCGGAGGTTGGGTGTGTTGGGGTAACCGCATGGCTTGCTACCCGGGCAATACGGATGTGAAGGATTCCTTCATCCCTGTGCGACGCATGTTCAACTGGGTCGGGAACACGCTTGTGCAGACCTTCTGGCAGCGCGTGGACGCCCCTCTGAATCGTCGTCAGGTCGACACGATTGTTGACAGCGCAAACGTCTGGTTGAATGGCCTCGCTGCTCGCCAGTACATCCTCGGCGGTCGCGTGGAGTTCCTTGAAAGCGAAAACCCGAACACCGATTTGATGGACGGCATCGCACGTTTCCACGTGTACCTTACGCCGCCGTCTCCGAATAGAGAGATCGACTTCATGCTTGAGTACGACGTGAACTATCTCTCGACCTTGTTCGAGTAAAGGAGGAATGAAGAATGGCAGGAAACAACAAAGTCCCTGAAAGATTGATCAATTTCAGGGTGTATGCAGAAGGCAATGACCTTCTGGGGGTTGCCAACGTTGAATTGCCGTCTCTCGAAGCGATGAGCGACACGGTCAGCGGCGCTGGCATTGCCGGTGAGGTGGAGAGCCCGATCTTGGGTCATTACGGCTCGATGACAACGACCTTCACCTGGCGAACGATTTCTGCAGATCTGACGCGACTTGCGGAGCAGAAGGCGCATGCGCTTGATCTTCGCGGGTCTCAGCAGGTTTACGACGCCGCACTTGGAGAGTACTCGACGGTTCCCGTGCGCGTTTCTCTTCGTGCAGTGCCGAAGTCGATCAGCCTTGGATCGTTCGAAGTTGGGGCCTCGACGGATAGCGAATCCGAATTTGAGGTGCTGTACATCAAGGTCGATGTTGGCGGCAAGACGCTCGTCGAGATCGACAAATACAACTACATCGCCCGATTCAACGGCGAAGACAAGCTCGCAAGCGTTCGCAAGGATCTGGGGTTGTCGTAACGAAAAACGCCGGTCTGCTTGAGATTGCCAGACCGGCAAACACCAATTAAAGGAGAAATCACATGAAGTACATCCTAACGAAAGAGTACGAGTTTGAAGGTACGAAGTACACCGAAGTCGAGCTCAATATTGATGAACTGACTGGGAAGGACGTGTCTGCAGCGAAGCGCGTTTGGGCGAAATCCGGTAATTATTCGCCGCTGATGGCTTCGGATTCTGACTTCTGCATTTACCTCGCAGCTAAGAGCGCCAAGCTTCCTGTGGAGTTCATGGAAAATCTGCCGGCCAAAGACTACTGCGCAATTGCTCAGGAAGTCTCGAATTTTTTGATGGGTTAGGGTTTGAAGATTCAGACCCGGACGATCAGATAAAAGACGCGTCGGTGGCAATCGCAAGAGTCATGCGTGGTAGTGCACTGGACTGGATGCATGAGCCATTGTCAGAACTCAGCTCGTGGAATCGTGCGATTGTTAAAAGGCTGGAGGCTGAAGAGCGTGCCAGCAAAAAGAAGTAAGGGGTGGATTCGTCCACCCCTACTTGATTAGGAGGGTAACGAATGTCAAAGGTCTATGACATTGCATTCCGAATCGCCGGCAAGCTATCGAGCCAGTTCACGGGCAGTTTCAAGAACGCAGAAAAAACGGTCGGTGTCTTCAAACAATCGTTGAAAGCGCTCAATGCAGGGGCTGCCAGTATGGAAGGTCTCATCAAACTACGCGAGCAGGTCAGTACCAATGCCAGAAGCGTAATCGATGCGACCAAAAAATTTAAGGGGATGCAGGCTCAGTCTGATCGACTGAATGCCAGAACCGAGACCCTTTCACGGCAATATGCGTCGGCAAAGCGTAGCGTGACTGTTTATGCAAACCAAATTTCCAAGTGTGGCGTGCCAACGCGCGAACTTGCTGAGAAATTTGCGCGTGCTTCGGAGAAGGCGAAGGCGCTTGAGGCAGAGCTCAAAGTAGCCTCTCGTGAGAGTAAGAGCTTCGCGGTGCAAACAAACGAAGCAAAAAACGCCTTGGAAAGGGCACGGGCTACGCTAGACCGAAACCGTTCGTCTCTTCGAGAAATGGACTCTCAGATGGGGACGACCGGCACGAAGATGCAAACGCTCATTGAGCGGCAAAACAACCTTGCCAAGGCTGCAGATCGCGCTCGACAAGCTCAAGAGAAACTTGCCAAAGTGCAGGGGCTGCAGGATAAGGTCAGCTCTGCACGGGCGTCGAGTACCGGTGCTCTCATGGGAATTGGTGCTACGGTTGCGGCTACGGCAGGCGCGCCGGTCAAGCAAGCAATGAACTTTGAAGACCAACAGGCCGAGCTTCGCAAATTCTCCGATGAATACAAGGAGGTTTTTGCAGGGATTCAGGATCTGTCTTTGAAGTACGCGAAGAGCACCGGAGACATGACGGCGATGGCCTCGAATGCCTTTCAGTCCGGGATCGCAAAAACGGGCGAAGAGGCTCTGAAGCTCATCGAAATTCAGAACCAGATGGCAATTGCCTTCGATATGACTGGCGATGAGGTAGGTTCTTCGTTTGCCGACATTCAGAGCAAGATGGGGATGACGATTGATCAAAGCCAGGAGGTTTTCGACATCGTCAATCAGATCGGCAATACCACGTCGGCTAAGTCAAAAGATGTTGTTGAGGTGCTTCAACGATCCGGTGGTGCCTTGGCCGGGCTTACCAAAATGTCAGGGAAGCAGATTGCTGCACTTGCCGGTGCCTTTCGTTCGGCTTCGGTGTCTTCTGAGACGGCAGCAACTTCGATGCAGTCTTTCATCAACACGCTGACATCTGGCTCTGGGGCTACGAAGGGGCAACGAGAAGCATTCAGCAAACTCAATATCGATGCTGAAAAACTGGCAAAGGCCATGACGAAGAGTCCGGAGAGCGCACAAAAGGCCATTCAGGATGTTTTGGCGCGACTCGGGAAATTGCCGAAGGCGGAACAGTCTCCGATGATCGGTGCGCTGTTTGGAAATGATGCGGGTATTAAAGCGGCAGTTGCGACGCTTGTTGATAAGCAGCACTTTGTAGGAGACAACTTTAAGCTCATTTCTGATCCTGCGAACTATGCGGGGTCGATGCTTAAGGAGTTTCAGGCCAGAGCAGATACGACGTCCAACTCGCTTGAGATTATGCAGAACGCCATCAAACTGGTGGCGGGTGGTATCGGGACGGCGCTTTTGCCAGCTGTTAGAAAGTCTGCAGAAAGCTTTGTTGCAAACAGCAAGGCAGTTATCACGTGGGTTAACCAGAACCAAGAGCTCATTTTGAGTGCGATGAAGGTTGCAGGGGCTGTTGTCGGGGCCGCTGCAGGATTTCACGTTTTGAGGTTGGGTTTGGCTTTTATAGCGAGTCCTGTTCTTTCCCTGTATAAGGGCTTCTTGCAGGTGCATAAGGCCGCCATCTTAATGAAAACCGCAATCATGATGGCTGGTGGTCCGATGAAGGCTTTGACAATTGGTGTCAGGGCGTTTGGTACAGCGATGAAGGGCTTGTTCCTAAATCCTGTCGGACTGGCGATCCTTGCTGCGACAGCTTTGGTGGCCGCAGGAGTCGCCATCTACAAAAACTGGGATGCGATCAAAGCGAAGGCGGTCGAACTATGGGCCATCTTTGCTGAAAAATTTCCAAACATCGCCGCGCTAGGACAGTTGCTTTGGACCGGTCTGAAGTACGCATTTGATGGAATTTCGAGTGTGTTTCAGTCTGCCTGGAGCGGTCTTCAGTTTTTGGGGAGTGTTTTCTCTACCTCCTTCTCGATTATGGTGAATGCCGCGAAAGTTTTTCTTGGCGGCATTGTTGATGTCTTTGCGAACGTTGCAGGCATTTTTGACAACATCATTGGTTTGGTAAAGAACGTCTTCACCGGTCAGTGGTCGGCTGCTTGGGAAAATGTGAAGGGTATCTTCTCGAACGTTTTTGGCGCATTGGCCGGTATTGCGAAGGCACCGATTAACGCTGTTATTGCTCTCGTCAATGGAGCCATTGGTGCGATTAACGGAATTTCCGTTGACATCCCTGACTGGGTTCCTAAGTTCGGCGGGCAGAAGTTCGGCGTCAACCTTCCAACGATCCCTCAGCTGGCAGAGGGCGGCATTGCTACCCGTTCGACGCTTGCCAATATTGGCGAAGGCGGCGAGCCGGAGGCTGTGATTCCTCTGTCGAAGCTCTCGAACATGCTCGGTGCTGGGGTCGGCATGGGCGGCGGCATCACCGTCAATTTCGCTCCTGTCATCAACGTTTCGGGCGGCTCTGGTGATGCCTACGAAGGCGTGAAGCGCGGCCTTGATGAAGGTCGCCGACAGCTTGAAAAGGACCTGCGCCGTCTGTTGGCGGATCAGCAGCGTCTATCTTTTGCATAAGGAGGCGGTGAAGTGAAAACGTACGAGACAATCGCGCAAGATACATGGGACATCATCGCCAAACGGGTCTATGGCTCCGAAGCTTTGATGGACCAGTTGATCCGCGCGAACCTACAGCACCGGAAGACTGTGTTCTTCAGCGCAGGCGTTGTGCTCAATGTGCCGGACATTGATGCGGAATCGGCTGAGTTTGCCGAGAATCTGCCGCCTTGGAAGCGTCAGGAGGGAACACGATGAGTGGACCTATCCAGACCTATTTGAGGCTCCTCTTCACCGAGGCCGGCAAGTCGGTGTCGGAGAACATTCTGCCGGACTTGCTCTCTTTCACGTACGACGACAAGGAAACGAATGAGGCGGACGAAATCAGTCTCACGCTCAAAGACCCGACGGGAAAATGGGCGAGCAAGTGGAAACCGGACGGCGGCGAAGTCGTCCGAGCTTACATCGCATCCGGGACGGTTGATGGGAAGAAGGGGCGAGAGCTTTTCTGCGGAAAGTTCTTCGTGGATTCGCTTCGAACCAGTGGCTCGCCTCGTGTCTTCGAGATGCGGGCTGTGTCGATCCCGATGAACACTCCGATCCGACGCAAGATGGTGACGAAGGCCTGGGAGAAAAAGACGCTCAAGGGCATTGCTCAGGAGATCGCGGCGGCCGCGAAAGTCAAGCTCCTCTTTGATTCTAAGGAGGACCCTAGCTACGACCGCCAAGACCAGAAAGCCGAAAGCAACCTGAAGTTTCTCTCGCGACTATGTGAAGACGCCGGGCTTTCGATCAAGGTGACGGACTCGCAGATCGTGATTTTTGACCAGGCTTTTTACGAGAAGAAGAAACCCGTCAAAACGCTCACGCTGGGTGTCTCGGACATCCTTTCATGGGACTTTGAGTCGCAGCAGTCTGAGACGTACAAGAGTTGCACGATCTCATACCGCAATCCGAAGGAAAAGAAAAAGGGGAGTTCAGGAAGCTATGTCACTGGAGACTTCAGCGACATTGACAAAAAGGCTGTCGCTGTGGCGTCCGACGACGATTACGACATCAATGCCGACCCGAAAAAGAAGGTCAACCCGGCTGTAATGACGTACACGTACACGGACCCGGATGCCGAAGAGAACGGTCAGGAGTATCAAGTCAAAAAGCGAGCGACATCCCTTAGTGAAGCTAAACGCATTGCGAAAGCTACGTTGCGGAAGCTCAACCTTCGGAAGATGACCGGCAGCCTTTCTCTTGTCGGCGACACGTCCCTTGTGGCGGGTGTCGTCATCAATCTGAAGGGCTTCGGGTCGTTCGATGGTGCGTTCATCATCGAGAGCGCTTCGCACAGCGTCAGCACGAGCGGC